CATTTTAAAGCAAATGCTGCTACAGCTCCTAAAGCTGCAACTCCGAGTACACAAGCTGCTACAGAACCTTTATTACCTTTGTTCATATTATAATTAATATAAACAAAAAAAAATAAAAAAAAAGACTATTTAATTAAGTAATTAATTATCTTTTCTGATTTTAAAAGTTTTATCAATTTTTACTTTCTTTTTTCTTCTAATTCCAGCAATTTGTTGAACTTCCCAATTTAATCTTAAATTATTATCACATAATTCAATATTACTACATTTAAGGATAACTATTACTTCATTACACTTTTCTAATTTTTTTTCATCCATTGGGTTACCTCTTTTATCATAAATTTCAACATTGTCTACTATTGGGAAATTAGATACCATCATTGGAGCTTCCCCTAAAACTTTACTTGGAAGAATACAAGTTCTGAACATATTTTTTTTAATGGATATATATTCTTTTCCTGAAGTATTCAATTCTGAATCTTTAAAAATATTACAAATATCTGTTTCTATTTGATTGATAAGTTTATAGAATTCTCTACATCCTCTATCACTTTTGCTGTTTTTAAATCTAAGTAAAATATCATGTTCATCAATATGTGTTTTCTCCATAATACAACTTTGAACGTAAAGATTTCCATGACCATTTAAAACTTTCCCATAATATTTATGACCATCTTTTATAAAATCTTCAATATTAACTTTTAATTCTCCATCAGTAGAACAAACAATATTCATATAATAAAACATATGACTTTTGTTTATTCTAAAAAACGCAATTATTCGTCTCTGAATGCGAAACCTTTTACAATAGGTGTAGAAGTTTCTTCGTTATCAGCAGATAACATTATCTGTTTTACAGTCCAATCGATACCCATAACATTAGGATCCCTAGCGATCCATACACCATCTAATCTAATTAAAAATGAAGCATTCATCCTGTTAGAAATTTCTTTAAAATTAATACTTTCTTTATCTTTATCAAATGCATCAACACAAGGTTCTCCATTTTTATACATAATTTTCATTTGAAATAAATCACTGTATTTTTCATTTGTAGAAGGCCTTAATCCTTTATAAAATTTACTTAAATTAGGATTAATTTCTTCAATTTCTTTTCTAATAAAATTCTCTATTTCTTTTATTTTTTTATGAAATCTTTTCATTGTTTTAATATTTTTTTCACTTCCTATATCTCTAAAACTAGTTGTGATATTACCTGTAAAAGGAGTACCATCATTAGATTTCTTTTCCTGAGGAGAAAAAGGAATATACATAATAGGTGTCTGTAGAACTAAATTGGAATAGTCTTCACTACCTGATAAAGGATAAAAGAACGGTATCTTTTTTTCTGTAGCTGAACCTCTTTTAATTTTTTCAACATTAACATTTTTTGCGAAAAGAACTTCTTTAATAGACATTATAAATAACATATACCTAATTTCTTAAATCAGTTAAAACTTCTTTTGCGTGAAAATAAAATGAAGAGCATCTAGCGTTAGACCATATACCACTAGTTTCCATCAAAATTTTTATCCTACATCTAGTATTTAAATCTCCATAACTTATAAGTTCTTTATTAGCGTTAAAAAAAGTAGTAGAAAAATTACTGTATCGTGATGGTATTTTTATTTTAAATGTATCCCCAGACATATCATGGGAAAAAAGAGGCAACATTAAAGTCTTTCTTGAATATTCTTCGATAAAATTTATTATTTCTTCTATTTCCCTTTTAAATTTTTTCTTTTTTCCAATGTAAACTTCAATAAAATATTTACCATCTTCTTTAATAATCTGTTTAAACATTAATGTTGGAGTTGTTATTTTAATAGGATCACCATTATCATCTAATAATAAATAATGTTTCCCTATAGATTTGTCAGAAGTTTGAATAATCTTCATCAGTTATTGATAACTCCCTTTAAATATATTATTATTCTTAAACGCAATATTATATTCTAAACTCCTAGAACCTTTTGAACTTTTATTGATAGGTCTTTCTAACGGAACAGGTAAAGTAGAAGCATCTTTATAATACAATAAATATTGGTCTATACCTGATATTATTTCTTTAACACATTGTTGTATAACAGATTGATTTAATCTTGACAATCTACCCTTCAATGGTATACTTACACCTCCACGGTCTCCTCTACTATTAGGATGGGAAGGGTTAGGAAGAGAACCAGACATACCATATTCGTAAACATTTTGCATGATAAGAACTATTTTTTCAGTTGATTGTTCTGAAATATCAACACCTTTAATTCTTTTAACTTCTTCTATTATTCTCTTGTGTAAATATTCAATGTTTTCCTTTGAAAAAAAGAAATTACCTAAAGTTTCTTCCCATCTTAAATTTTTTTTATAATGATCACTGTAAGGATTTCTTTTGTTTGTTATTTCCCATTTAGAATTGTTCCAGTCAGTAGCAGGAGCATGTATTCCAATGGTAGACATGTATCCGTCGTCAAAAAGATTTTTAAATTGTTGATGATTGTTTGTATTAGGAGATGGTTCTCCTTTTTTTTCATTTTCAAAATCTTGGTAAGACATATCTGAATTAGAAAAGTGACTATAATTAGTACTCATTACTTATTACATATAAAATAAAATAAAATAAAAGTATTTAAACTTATAAAATCATAATATTTTATGAATACACACAAAATATTATTAAAAGAATCAAGAAGCGACAAAAGAACAAATTTCTTTAGCGTACATGAAAAAAAAGAAAAAGAAATACTTGAATATTATAAAACACTTCCTTCTTTAGAGAAAAAGTTAAAAAAGTTAAAAAAAAATAAAAAAACACCCGAAAGAGAATTAATAAATTTAGAAAAAGAAATAGAAGACATAAAATCTCAAAAAATGTTGAATGAATATCATATAAAATTAGCAAAATATTTGGATAAATATGTACATGCTGATAAAAATAAAAAGGTTAAAAAAATAAAAAAAGGTATGAATAATTACGTAACTAGTGAGGGTATAATTGATAAAAATGAAATACTTGAAAGATTTCAGTGTAGTATAACAGGTAGTGTGTACGTTGATTACAAACCAACTAATATAGACACTTTATTAACATGTACGGAATGTGAAGGCAAGATGTTTGTAAATAATACAAAAGGTTCTGCTATATGTGAAGATTGTGGATTTTCTAAAAGATATCAAGATGATACTCAACTTAACACCTGGTCAGATGAAGTAGGTCCTGTAAACCAATTTGCGTATAAAAGAATCAACCATTTTGGAGATTGGTTAGCTCGTTTACAAGCAAAAGAAAGTACAATTGTACCTAGAGAAGTTATTGATCAACTCCTATTAGAACTTAAGAAAGCAAGAATTACAGATACTTCTCAAATTACTAATTCATTGATTAAAAGACTTCTTAAAAAACTTAGATTAAATAAATATTATGATAATATTACTAATATTATTACAACTATATGTGGTAAAAAAGCTCCTAGAATGACAAAAGAATTAGAAGAAAAATTAAAAATTATGTTTAACAAAATACAAAGACCTTTTGAAAAACATAAATTACCAGGAAGAACTAATTTTTTATCCTACAGTTTTGTCCTTCATAAAATGTGTCAATTAATAGGAGAAAAAGATCCAAGTGTTCTTGAATTTTTAAAATGGTTCCCTTTGTTAAAATCAAGAGAAAAACTATTTTTACAAGATAAAGTTTGGAAAAATATATGTATTGATTTAGGTTGGACCTATTATCCATCTATTTAGTAGGAATTCCAGCTGCTTTTTCTATTTGTTTTTCAATACCAGACACAACTGTATCTGCTATACTTCCTTTTGTAAATTGAGGACTATAATAAGCTAAATAATAAGTTAAAAAACAACACAAAACTCCAATAATTAATTTAATGTTAGTTAAAAAACATTTAATTTTCATAAAATTATCCATTTGTTTTTTTTTACATTCTTTTTCTATTTGTATTAAAATGTCTATTGTATAATTTATAAAATACAAAAATGTAATCCAATAAACCCCAGTAGCTAAATGTCTAAGTACCATTTAATATAAATAAATATAAAAAAAAGAGTACTAAATAAATTATAATGAGTAACGAAAAACATTTTGACCCTTTAGACAAACTTTCTGAAGAAGAATTAAAAGAAGCTTATAAAAAAGCAGACAGAAAACTTATCGAAGAAATGGACCATAGAACAGAAGTAAACCTAGCTACTACTGAAACACAAGTTCCTAATCAAACTCATTTCGTAGTTAGTTTTGTAGGAAAAGGATGTAGACAAAAAGCACACTTTTCTAATAAAGAAAGTGATTCATTAGGTATGAAAGTATATGGTTGTTTCCCTAATAAAGAAGATGCAGGTCGTCATGCAGAATTATTATCAAAACAAGAAGAAAATAAACCTTTTGACATTTACGTATGTGAAATGTATAACTGGTGTTTAATTCCACCTAACCCAGAATTAATTACAGACCAAGTTTATCAAGAAAAGAAACTTAATGAACTTATTACTGGGTACAAACAAAGTCGTCACAGAGCAAAAGAAGTTTTTGATATGAGAAAACTAAAATTAATGAAGAACCCAGATGTCAATAAATCTGAAGAAGCAAAAGCAGTAAAGGATGAAGTTAAACCTTCTATGGAGCCAATAGAAAAACTACCAGCTTTTTCAGTAAAAGATGTAACTGCATCTCCATCAGAATTAATGGATGATATGGAAAAAGGTAATCCTAAAGAATAATTTATTTTACCTTTTTAATAGTGATAGCGTTCTTTTTCTTGATTCCAAACTTTTGATTTTTTTCTTCTGTTTCATGTCTTTTGTTGTAATTTTTTTTACTCCATTTCCATAACTTTTTACCACCTACTTTAAATTTTTTAATAGGATATTTTGCTTTATACCAATACACTACATCTTCTATTTTATTACTTTTACTAGAATTGTCAAGAACAAGACATTCGTAATTTTCAGTACATGCTGTCATAGCCGTTTGAAAGCTATCAAATGTAGGGAAAATTCCGAAAAAACTTTTATACAACTTTTCTCTGTTTTGAATAACAGGTTCCCTTAAAGCAAATACATAATCACAATTAGCTCTTAAATCTGGAGGAAGATCCATACAATATTGCATTGTTAATAAAAATAGTATTTTCCAATGTCTTCCATTCATAAATATTCCTCTTATGTCTTTACTTCTCATATTCTTTTTATCGTACATACAATCATCTAGAAGAATAAAACATGATTTATCTCCTTTTCTTGATTTATCTTTAATAGATTTTCTTTGGCCTTGTATTAAATTATGAATAACGTCAGCATTATAATCATCATAAATAAAAATGTCTGGTACATATTTACCGTAAAATTCACACGATTCTTCTGTACCTGACATAACAACACCCATAGGGGTATCTCTACAATGATACAGTATATCTGCTATTAAGCAAGTTTTCCCAGTTCCTCTTTTTCCTATAATAACACATGTTGGAGGTCCCCCTTTAGATTTGCGTTTATCATTCAACCACGAAGGTTTAAACTTTTTTAATTTAAGATTCATGGACATTAATTGTATTCAACAACTTTTTTTCTACCTTATTCCGCAAGTGGACTATCAAAAGGTTCTTGTAAGAGACTGAATCTACCTCTTTTAGAATTTTTATACTCATTAGTAAAATAATAACCAACGAATCCAGCAACTAAACCAGGTAATATTACAGTGACTGCCATATCAGTCCTTGAAAATGTCTGTTTATCGTTACATTTTTCTTGGTAAGTTTTACTACCAAATGAAATAACTAAAAACAGGATAAAAGCAATAATATAAGGAGATTCTTTGTAATCTAACATTACGTATGACGTACACTTTATTTTTAATCAAAAAAACGAAACTATATAAAAGAAAATTTCTTTGGATTTTGAGGTACACTTGACGTACCTTCTTTTTTAATACCAAAACTATCTTGAAAAGGATTATTATCTGTTTGTTCTTGAAAACTAGTGTTAGTAGTTTGTTGCGGAACCTGTTGGGTAGACTCTTGTATAGACTCTTGTTGTGAAACAGGTTGTATAGGTTGGTCAGTAACATTAGATAGTTTAGTAAGAGATTTGTCATCTACGTCACCCAAAGGAATATCTTTTTCATCATCTTCTTCATCTTCTTCTTCGTTTTCTTCTCCTTCTTCTCCTTCTTCATCATCTTCTCCTTCTTCTTCTCCTTCTTCTTTTTCTATTTCATTCAATACTTGATCTATTTTTTCATCATCATTATCTTTATTTTCATTATCCTCACCCTCCTCATCGTCTTCGTCATCAGTAGCTTCAGGCTCTTCTTCTTCTTCACTTTCTTCTTCGTCTTCATCTTCGTCATCTTCGTCATCTTCGTCATCTTCGTCTTCATCTTCACTATTTGAGTCAAATCCTCCAGTTAAATATTCGTCAAGAACATCTTGTACTGGTAACATATCTGAAATGGTTGTTGTTATTTTTTCTTTAACTTTATCCCCCCTAGTTTTTCTATTAGACTCGTTTTTATGAAATGACCTGTGAATATGATAGTATTGAGGTTCGTAATAAAAGAATTTAGCACATGACGTATATATTTTATGTATGAAAATATTTGTCGTCGGTATTTTAATTTTAATATTTTTACTATTCCCTTTAAGTTTTATCGCAGCTAAAATTTTAACATTACTAACGAATACAGCTGTTAAAAGATCCATTAAAAAAGGACATGTTTTTTTTATTCTTTCTGATTCATTGTTTAATAGTGTATCATTCCATGTAGGGATAGCTTTACAAAAAATTTGAAAATTTCTTAATACTGATGCTTTTTTAGGATCTTTCGACCTTGTTTGTTCTTGTGCATCTTTATAAATAGAAATAAACCCTTCGTCTATTAAAGGACATAAATAATAACATAATTGATTGGTGTACTCATCTCTAGCTGCAACAAGTACATTTGCATCAATTTCTTTACTTGTCATAATATAATTAACGTTTATTAATAAATTATAATTTTTTCGCAATAAAAATGTTGTTTATGATCAGAATGAGTAAATGCACTTTAAAAAAAGAAAAAATAATAACTTGGAAGGTTGACAAAGAGGATTGGGCTAACTTATATGATTTGTTATATGACGATCAAGAATGGGCAGGGGATATTAATTTTGGGTATACTACATGTAGTAAAAAGGGGTGTAGTAAAACAGGGAATATTAAAAAACCTAATGGTGGTGGTAAAGATTCAGTTAAAGCTCCTGATACACTTGTGAATTTTCATACTCATCCTGTGTCGTGTTACTTAGCTGAAAAAACAATACTAGGGTGGCCTAGTGGAGAAGATATGAGAGAATCAGTTCATTTTGGTTTAAAAGGTAATGCAGCACATTTAGTTTTAACCATGGAAGGAACATACGTCATACAAGTTAATCCTCAACTTCTTAAGGTTTTAAAAAAAATGAAGTCAAATCTCGATAGAGGATTGGCTATTAGTTGTATGGAATCTTACTTTAAAGCAACTCATGCTTTTAGAACAGTCAGTGCTAACACAGCACTTGTAGTTAATAATAAAGATGTTATTACTCCTGATTTTTTTTGTAAGTTTAGTAATGAATTTAATTTTAAAAATCTTTATAAAAAAACAAATTCTTGTGAAGCTAGTCTTCCATGTAATGGTGTTCCAGTACATGAAGGTAAAAAAATATTTACTAATAATTTTTCTAAATACATAGATGACTACGGGATAGAAGTATATAGTGTAGACTCAAGTGGAAATACTGTAAGTGGACCTATAACAAGCGTTAGTAAGATAAAAAAACAATTAAAAGGTAAAAAAAATTGTTTAGACAAAGTATTTTCAAGTAATTTCACTAAAAATAAGTTTTATAAACCAGGACAATGGTTTAATGTTACTTTTTTTGCAAATAAATTTTCCAGAAACATACCGGTAAAAAATAATAAAAAATACATAGGTAATATGTATAAATTTTTACAGAATTGTAAGGATAAGAATAAACCAAATGACTATGTTACAGTAGATAAACCTCCTAGTTTTCAATTTTATGAAACTGAAAATTGCAAAAGTATGAAAGATATTAAAAATACTTTAAAAAAGAGTTTAAACAAAAAATAATATATATAATAATGAAAAGATCTGCAGAACACATGTCTTATTCTAAACAAGAATATAGACCTTTTAAAAGACACAAAACAACTAATGATATTTATGAACTAATGATTAGTTTAGAAAGAAGAATTAGCACAATAGAAAACATGTGTAAAATAATTTTTGATGAGTGTAATAGAGTACGTCAAGAAAGAGCTGATTGTCCATTCTATGTTGGTTGAATAATTACGATTATTTGAGCAATACAGATTTTTTAAGAAAAAATAATGTTGTCGTTTATTATATATGGCAGCTCCAACGTTATCTGCAGCAACAATAACTCAGGAATCTGGAAAATTCGGTTGGACTGATGTTAATTTCGATCACGGAGTGAGTATAAAAGAATTAGCAGAAGCTGTTGATGGTAGTGATTGTTTTTTTGACGCAACTGCAAAAAAAATTACAATGAATGGTCACACTAGTGGTACTTTTGGTGCTTTTTATGAAATTGAAATAACAGTTCCTTTTCATTTCTCAGGACTGAAAGGTAATATTGTTGTGAACAAAGAAGCTAGTAGTGGTTCAGGACCAGATAATTATTATTACCCAACAGATTTAACTACATGGAATCAATCTTTTCATGAAATATTCGTAGACGCAAATCGAGGAGGTATGTTTACTGGAAGTGATTATCAAATAATTGCTAATAGCGCTGGTTATAGTAGTGGAACTGTATTAAATGGAGGAGCACAAAATAATACTACGTTCACACAAACTTATACACAAACTACAGGTATGAAACCTACTAATATTATTCGTATAAGAATGTATCAAGACCATGCTCGTCATTGGTCTATTGCTGCATCTGATTTCAATATACAAGCTTTACCTGATGTCAGTTTCCCTATAGTTCAGATGGCTTTCAGTGCAGCAATTGCTAACAATACCAATGTTAATGCTGATGATTTTAGTCTTAAAATACATGGTGAATCAACACCTATAGGAAAAGTTCTTACAGATAGTGGAAATGTTTTATTATTACCAGGTGTTGACAAAAAAAGTCCTTTGGTGACTAATAGTCCTATCTTAAGTTCTTCTTTAGCATCAGGTAATATTGAATTAACTTTTAATAGTAATATTAAAAATGTTGCAACTTATAACGCCGGGGATTTCGTAGTAACA